ATCGTTAACTTTAATACGTTTCTTATTGAATGAAAATGTAATCTCAGGAAAGGCCATTTGCAAACTGATAAGACGATCTTCAACTAAAGAAATCGTATCGTATTCATTTAGGCTATTACACTCAAATAGTTCAAAGTCAGGAATAAATGAAACTTCAGTTCCGTTACCTGCTTTGTCTGCTACTTTTTCTTTGATTGACTCAGCACCGTTAATACACTGAACAATTTGGCATTTACCATCTCTCCATGTTTTGCCTGTAAATTTTGCAGACAAGAAATTAGTCGCCGCAGATCCTACGCCGTTCGTTCCGATGGTTACTCGCTCATCATCAAAAGACGTGCCTGCGTTAACGCGCGTCCATGCTGCTGTCGCTTGAGATATTTTACTTCCTGTAGTTTCATCATAAACCAATTCATGTGGTATACCACGGCCGTTATCTGTTACGGTGATTGAGTTGTCCATTTTAATAGACACGTCAATTTTATTTGCATATTTGAAATTAGTGCGGATTGCTTCATCTATTGAGTTATCTAAGATTTCATCAATCATTTTTGATAAAGCTGGTACGTATTCAACTCTATCCCATTGGCCCATCATAAAACGTTCAATAGGTTCACGGGCGCTTGATCCCATGTACATACCAATGCGTTCACGAACGTGTTGACGAGCTGTTAAGATTTTAAATTGTTCAGACATTTTTACTCCATTTTATATATGGTACTCAAAACCAATGAGTACAATCATCGCACGGATCATCCCATTTATGCGGAATGTCGTCGTTGTCCATACAGATCCTTATTTCTGTTCCCGGTTACTCTATTTATTATAAATACCATAGATACTATACTAACTGATTCGGGACAGAATGTAAATAGGAAAATGAACATGCAAACAAATTATTTGAATCCAACATCATTTTTGGTGGTTATTGAAAGACTACCAAACGTTGAATTTACAACACAGCGAGCTATCTTACCTTCGGTTTCGATGTCTGCGGTTACAACACCTAACCCGTTGAAAAATATTTATCAAGTTCCTGACCATCTTGAGTATGCTGAACTTGACTTGAGTTTTGTCCTTAACGAAAACCTTGATAATTATATAGAAATTTTAAATTGGATGGAAGGTCTTGCAACTCCTGAAAGTTTGTCACAATTTGATCGTTTAAAGAACACAAGGGATGGCTTAAAGTCAGATATCGTCATTATAGTAACAAACAGTCACAAGAACCCAAATATAGAGTTTAGGTTTAAAGACGCGTTCCCACTTACAATTTCTCCAATCAGTTTAGATATTACACCTGGTGATGTCGTAAATCCTGAAGTAACCGTCACATTCCGTCATAACGGTTTCACAATCACTCAATTATAATTGTTGACATTCCACTGATTCTAGTGTAGAATAGCAGTATAAGCTAGAGGAGTATAGTATGAGCACTGATGATATCAGCGAGCTGTGGTCAAAAGATTCTAAAATCGATGAAACAAACCTTATGGGTGAATCAAAGCGAATTCCTGAATTGCATAGTAAGTATTATAATTTATATTATAAGGAAGCGCTAAAAGTAAAAAAGCTTCGGTATGATTATAAAGAACTTGAGATGGCAAAACGTGAATGGATTGATGGATCCATGGCAGAAGAAGATTTGCACGAACGGGGTTGGCGACCTTTTCAGAAAAAAGTTATTCGCCAAGATATGGATAAATATATACAGAGCGATAAAGACATTATCAACTTAAGTCTTAAAATAGATTATCATTCGGTACGTGCAAACTATCTCGAAGATATCGTTAAGACAATACATAGTCGCAATTTCATTATCAAAAATATAATTGATATTATGAAATTCCAAGCTGGAGAATACTAATGAAATCAGTAGCTGAACAGGCAATTCAAGCATCGATGTATGGTCATTCTGTAACGTATCCTAACAGTGAAAACATTAAGCCGCCATTAGAAAAAGAACGTATTCGCGTTGTTGAAGCGGCAACTCGAGCTGAAATTGCTAGCTATCGAGTTAAGGAAATCGAAGAGCGGATAGAAGAGATAAATATACTCAGACAGCAAGCTGCTGTTCGTTATGCACCAAATGGAGATAAAGTTCCTGTTGCATATACACAAGGTGAATTTGTAAATATTGAAGTATAGGATTATATGACTGACGTTGTAAATGTTGAACAGATTAATGCTGTTTATTTGAAAGTAACCGCAGATCCTGGAACTCGTCAAGAGATTCAGCAATTCTTTTCATTTAGACCAAATAATTATCAATTTACTCCTGCATACAAAAATCGTATGTGGGATGGTTGGATACGTCTGTATCAGCCAATGCGTCCAACTCTTTACGTAGGTTTAATGAAACACTTAGTTAAATTTTGCGAAGATAGAGGTTATGAAATTAATGCTGACGACGATCTGATACACGGCGATGATATTCCTGATGATTACGGTTATCAAATTGCAAGAGATGTAAATTGTAAGTTCGAGCCTCGAGATTATCAGAACGATTATGTTGTTAGCGCATTGAGAGACCGTAGATCATTATCGTTATCTCCAACTTCATCAGGTAAATCTTTAATCATTTATCTTATGCAACAACATTATTACGAAACATATGGTCATAGAACTTTAATTATTGTGCCTACAATTGGTCTTGTTCATCAGATGGCTGGCGACTTCGAAGACTATGGTTGTGATCCTAGTTTGATATATAAAATCCAAGGTGGTGTTGATAAGAATACTTCGGCACCTATTGTCATAAGTACTTGGCAATCATTGATTAAACAACCAAAAGATTGGTTCTCTCAATTCAAAGTAGCATTAGGAGATGAGGCTCATTTGTTTCAAGCTAAGTCTTTGCAGAAAATCATGGAAGGTTTAGACGAGTGCTATTACCGTCATGGATTTACAGGTACTCTAAAAACTGAGGAAAGCAAAACGCACCAACTTGTTCTTGAAGGTTGCTTTGGCCCAGTACGTCGCTTTGTTAATACTAAGGATTTAATTGAAAGCGGGACAGTTGCAGATTTCAACATCAAAGCAATTGTTCTTTCTCATAATAACGAAACTCGTAAAAAGTTTAAAGACGCTTTCAAACAAGTTAAAGAAACTCAGAAAAAGTACCCAGCTGAAAGAGAGTTTATTGTTAATAACGAAAAGAGAAACATATTCATTCGTAATTTGTTATGGTCTCTTAAAGGTCAAAATAACTTAGTGTTGTTTGATTTAGTTGAAAAACATGGTAAGATATTAGAGCCACTCCTTCGGAGAGACGATCGTCAACTACATTTTATATATGGCGCAACAAAAGGTGAAGAACGCGAGCGTATTCGTCATATGATTGAAAACGATCCGATTAAACAACATGACATTCTTGCATCTTATGGTGTATTCAGTACTGGCGTTAATCTTAAGAAATTGGATAACGTAATCTTTGCGTCTGGTTCTAAATCTGAAATCAAAGTACTTCAATCAATTGGACGGACTCTTCGAAAAGGTAACGATGCTGATAAAGCTACGCTGTATGATATTACTGATGACCTGTCGGTGGGATCGTTTGAAAACTATACGCTCAAACATTTCCGCAAACGTATTGAGATTTATGGTTCTGAACAATTCCCATATAAGATATATACAGTTAACATCTAATTATTATTTATAGAGACATAAGTCTATTATACACAGTATCCAGAGTATGTCAACCAATATTTTCGTAAAAAGGAAAAAAAATGTTTATAGACTTTGGTTGCGGTTACGATCTTAGTCAATTCCAACATAAGCAAACCCATTGGCCAGTTCCAAAAGATGTTCCGTATGTTGGGATAGATCGTAGGCCGATTAAACACAACGCTTCAAAAGAATTTATAGGTTTACTTGAAGCAGGATATACTCAAACGGCTAAAAACATTTGGATAAAGAAACATGAGTATTCATTTCGTTTACATGATATGTATGTGATTGATGATATCAGAAACGATATGCCTTTGATGGCAGAACAGTTCAGATGTGATTCCGTTTTAGAACATATACCCGAGGACGAAGTATTTGATACTCTTGTTGGGATCTATAATAAGATAGACGATGAAGGGTCTGGTGGGATACATATTGACCTTTCAGATCACAAGAAACAAATACCACCTACATTTGACCATTACGAAGATAATACTTGGGGTGTTGAAAACCGTGAGCATTACAAAGGATTTTTTCTCAATCGCATTAAAAAAGACCAATGGATAGAATTACTTAACGAACTTTTTGTATATGAATTGCGTGATCCAGAAGAACCATCTTTTGTATCAGCACGTAATGTTAGAAAAAAGTAGTTGACATATTAGTCTTTTTAGAATACTATATTAATATACCCACAATAAAGGAGGACACCGTCCATGGCGAAACCTCGCAAACGGAACTACGTCAACAACAAAGACCTGCTGGAAGCTTTAATCAATTACAAGAAAGCTTGCCGCGAAGCAGAAGACCAAGGCGAGATAACGCCTCGAGTGCCTGACTACATAGGTAAATGCATTTATCAAATTGCTACAAGACTCGCAACAAAACCAAACTTTAGTGGGTATTCCTACAAAGAAGATATGATATCAGACGGAATTGAAAACTGTCTTCAGTATATCAATAACTTTAATCCTGAGAAATCTCAAAACCCATTTGCATACTTTACTCAAATTATTTGGTACGCGTTCCTACGACGTATTCAAAAGGAAAAGAAGCAAATGTATATCCGGTTTAAATCTTCGCAAAGTATGATTGCAACTGGCGGAACTTATGCCGGTGATGAAGTAGTTCTTAATCTCAATACTAATGCTGATTATATGAATGCATTTGTTCAAGACTTCGAGGACAAGCTAACTAGAGATAAAGAAAAGAAAAAGTAATGAAAATAGCAATTATTACAGATATGCATCTCGGTGTACGAGGTGACTCTAAAGTATTCTTGGATCATCAAGAAAAGTTTTTCAGCAAAGTATTTTTCCCATATTTAGACGAACATGGTATTAAGACTGTACTTGACCTTGGCGATACTTTTGACCGCCGTAAGTATGTTAACTATGTTACACTCGCAAGAGCTAAGAAAATGTTCTTTGACGAATTGTCAAAACGTGACATTGAGTACCATGCAATTGTTGGAAACCATTCTGTATATTATACAAACACCAACGAAGTTAACTCGATGAACCTATTGCTTCAAGAGTATTCAAACTTCAACATTTATCAAGACAATCCAATTGAGTTGACATTTGGGTCAACTAGTGTTATTATGGTTCCATGGCTTACAAAAGATAATATGGAAGAAAGTCTTACGGTAATAAAAAACTCAACTGCAAACATTTGTATGGGCCACTTTGCTATCCAAGGTTTTGAAATGCTGAAAGGTGCGATTAACGACCACGGTTTACAAAAAGACGTGTTCACTCATTTTGAGCAAGTTTACTCAGGACACTTTCACCATCCTTCAGAGTATGGCAATATTAAGTACCTTGGCGCTCCGTATGAAATGACTTGGTCCGATTACGAAGGACGTCGTGGTTTCCGTATACTTGATACTGAAACGCGTGGATTGGAATGGATCTTAAATCCGTTTCAAATCTATCATAAGATAGACTACGACGATACCGATATGACTATTGAAGAAATTGCATCCTTGGATACTGATAATATCAAAGATGCATATATTAAAGTGATTGTGAAAGAACGTTCCAATCCATACATATATGACTTGTTCATTAATAAATTAACTGATGCAGGCGCTGCTGATGTTAAAGCTATTGAGGACAGTCTTAATTTAGAGTCAGAAGGGGTTGAAGATATCCTTGATGAAACAAAGGATACAAAAGAAATCCTACATAGTTATATTGACTCTCTTGACACAAAGGTTGATAGGAAAGATATTAAAATGTTAATTGATGATTTATATATTGAGGCACAGCAGATTGCATGAAGATTGAATTTAAAACTGTTCGTTATAAAAATTTACTATCGTCTGGTAACTCTTGGACGACAATCCCGCTTAATAATAACAGAACAACTTTAATCAGCGGTACAAATGGTAGCGGTAAGTCAACATTGTTGGACGCTATCGTTTTTGGTTTATACGGTAAAGCATTTCGTAAAATTAATAAGAACCAACTTATTAACAGTATTAATGGCCGAGACACTCTTGTTGAAATAGAGTTCCAAATTGGTCAAAACAAATATATGGTTCGCCGTGGCATTAAGCCTGTAGTCTTTGAAATATGGAAAAATGGCGAAGTCATAAATCAGGACGCTGCGTCTCGAGATTACCAATCGTATCTTGAGCAAAACATTCTCAACTTAAATTATAAATCATTTAATCAAATCGTTGTGTTAGGTAGTGCAACTTACGTTCCGTTCATGGAATTGCCTGCTCACACTCGCCGTGATATCATTGAAGATCTGTTGGATATACAAGTCTTTAGTACAATGAATACTTTGCTAAAAGATCGTGTATCAATTAATAAAGATAACATTGCCGAGACCGGTTATCAAATGGATCTTACAGAGCAAAAGCTCGATTCTGCAAAGGAGCACAACGCTTCAATCCGCAAGATCCGTGAAGATGAAGTTGAAAAAGTACGTGAAAAAATGTCAGGCCATTTGGTTAAGGTTGAAGAAGAAAAAGAAGCAATAGAACAGCTTCAAACAAATATTGAAGAACTGGTTAAAACTATTACAGATAAGCAATCAGTCAAAGCAAAGATTGACAAAGCAAAGAAATTAAAACAAGAATTAGCTATTAAACTTCGTGGCCATCACGATGAGCTTTCTTTCTATAACAATCACGATAACTGTCCTACATGTAAACAAGGTATTGAACACGATTTCAAAGAAACTATTATTACCGATAAAGGTAAAAAGATTGGCGAACTTGACGGCGGTCTTGAACAGTTATTGGAAAAGATAGCAGGCTACGAAACTAGAGTCGAAGAAATATCAAATGTTGAGGATCAAATTTCTGAACTTAATTTGACTATTGGTGATCACCGTGCAACTATTAAGGTATCTATGAATGCTTTGAAATCATATAAGAATGAATTAACAAAAGCTGAAGAACAGGTTGAAGCAGTTGATACATCAAAGCTCGAAGAGTTAAGTACAAAATTAAAAGACTTTGAAATAAAACAGCAAGATCTGTTCAATCAAAAGGAAGTTATTAGCGTTGTGCAAACAATGTTGAGAGATGGCGGTATCAAAGCAAAAATCATTCGCCAATACATTCCTGTTATGAATAAACTAATCAATAAGTATCTTGGCGCGTTTGACTTGTTTGTTGACTTCCAACTTGACGAAAACTTTAATGAAGTAATTAAGTCAAGGTTCCGTGACGCGTTTTCTTACGCATCGTTCAGTGAAGGCGAAAAGCTCAGGATCACGTTGTCAATTATGTTGGCTTGGCGTTCTGTTGCGAAACTAAGAAATTCTGTTTCTACCAATTTATTGCTACTTGACGAAACGTTGGATGGTGCTCTTGACTCAGTCGGTATTGAAAATCTTATTGACACATTACATAATCTAAATGCTGATGATAACATATTTGTTATTAGCCATCGTGGCCATCAGTTTGGAGACAAGTTTGATAGTCATATTCGTTTCCAAAAAGTTAAAAACTTTAGTGAGGTTACAGCTTGACTTTGTTAAATAACTCAATGTCTACCGAAGGACTTAATGATCTTGAAACCCTCGAGACAATGTTTAAAGAATTCTTTCACAAAGAAACATACGACTGGTGGGTACCTGTCAAGGCTGGTGATATTGTAGTTGATCTTGGAGCTTGCATTGGCATGTTTACGTGTCGCGCTTTAGATTTAGGAGCTTCTAAGGTATATTCAGTAGAGCCTAGTATTGATCTGCTGTCCACAACTATGAAAAACGCGCTATCGCATTTAGTTGAACATCCTGGTTCCGTTATACCTGAGCACGCATTCATTGGAACTAAAAAAAGTCATACCTTAAACGCATTTAATGATTCTAATGCCAAGACAATGGCTTTTTCAGAATTTCTATATAAACACGACATAAAACATATTGACTACTTGAAGATTGACATTGAAGGCGGAGAATACAGTATCTTTACTGAAAAGAATTGGGACTTCCTATCTAATAATGTTCAGCATATTGCAGTCGAATGGCATCTTGATGTATTTGAAGATGCTCCTAAACAATTCATGTGGATCAGAGACAATTTACTCTCTAAATATAATGGTAAGATTAGATATATTGATCCTAAGCATAGGCAAAAGGCATATGACGATGAATGGCTGACTGGCGAATGGCCAATTGGGTGGGGTTCAGGTTTTATGATGTACCTCACAAATAATGGTTGACAAATTGAACATTAAGTGGTATTATGTACAGTATACAGAACACAAAGGATAAACATGTCTAACTTTTATACATCGGTCGAAAGATTTGGTAATACAATCTTGTGGCGAGGATACGACCGTGGCCGTAGATTTGAACGCAAAGTCAAGTACGAGCCAACTCTGTTTTTGACAACGCAAAAACAAGAATCGCAATACCAATCTTTGTTTACCAAAAAACCAATTGCCGCTAAGAAATTTGATAGTATGAAAGATGCTAAAGAATTTACCGAGCAATATAAAGGTGTTCATGGCATTGAAATATGTGGTAATACAAATTACGTATCACAATTCATCCAAGAAAAATATCCTGATGAAATCAAATTTGATCCATCGTTGATTAACATTGTGTCCTTTGACATTGAGGTTGATGTTTCGGACGGCTATCCTGATATGGATTTTGCTGATAAAGAAATTACATCAATTGCAATCAAGTCTTCTAAATCTGATACTTACCATTTGCTTGGCCGTAAAGATTATGATAAGACAAAGACTCTGACTGATATTCCTCAAGATGATATTCAATTCATGAAGTTTGATACCGAAGAGGCATTGCTTCGCCGGTTCTTACAGATTTGGGTAAACGACTATCCTGATATTGTTACAGGTTGGAACGTTGAATTCTTTGACATTCAATATATTATAACGCGTATGAAAAACCTGTTAGGTGAAGAACGTATTAAAGAACTGTCTCCTTGGCGTTCAGTTCGGCCATACTCTCGTGAGTTCTTCGGTAAAGATCAGGGTTCATACCGCATCGGTGGCATCGCCGTGATTGACTATATGGATGCGTTTAAAAAGTTTGGTTATAAGTATGGACCTCAGGAGTCGTGGAAACTTGACCACATCGCTCACGTCATCCTTGGCGAAAAGAAGATGGACTATTCTGAGTATGGCAACCTTACAAACTTATATGAACAAAATCCACAACTGTATCTTGACTATAACCTTAAAGATACATGGTTGATCCAAAGATTTGAAGATGAAACAAGTTTGCTTCAGTTAGTTATGACTGTTGCATACGGTGGTGGAGTCAATTACGGCGATGCATTTGGTACTGTGGGTATATGGGAAACAACCTTATACCGTAAACTAATTAAAGAAAACCGTATCCCTCCAATCAAAGGTGGCCCAGGACAAAGGGCTGGCGAATTGGTTGGCGGATATGTTAAAGATCCTAAAGTTGGTATGCATCCTTGGATTGTATCGTTTGACTTGAACTCGCTGTATCCTCACTTGATGTTACAATATAATATGTCGCCTGAAACATATCTTGAAGATGAACGTGAAAACGTATCACAGGACATGGTATTGAGCGGCAAGTATCAAAGCCAAAGAACTGACATGTCGGTTGCAGCCAACGGTGCTTGTTTTACAAATAATCATTTAGGTATCATTCCTGAAATCATTGATGAATATTATGGAAATCGTAAGATCATCAAACAAGAAATGTTGAAGGTTGAGCAAGATCTTGAAAACGCAACTGACCCAGCTCAAAAAGAGCAACTAAAACGAAAAGCAAATCAGCTACACAATGCTCAGATGGCTATCAAAATTAGTATGAACTCGCTGTATGGCGCAATGGCAAATATCTATTTTCTATATTATATTAACGATATGGCCGAAGCAATTACAACGTCAGGTCAGTTATCAATCCGATATGCTCAAAAGTCTGTTAATGATTATATGAATAAGATCCTCAAGACAGACAACCAAGACTATATTGTTTATATTGATACTGACTCTATTTACGTTGACATGGCTCCTATTGTCAAGTCTGCGTTTGGCACTGTTGATATTGACCGCAAAAGAGGTGAAGCATTCCTAGATAAAGTTTGCCAAATGAAGATTGAGCCAGTTATTGAAGCAGGCTATGAAGATCTGGCGAAAAAGATGGGCTCATATCGCCAAGCTATGGGTATGAAACGCGAAAAGATTACTGATAAATCTGTATTCATTGCTAAGAAGCGTTACATTATGAATACGCTAAACTCTGAAGGTGTTCATTACGAAGAGCCAAAGATTTCTGTTACAGGCCTTGAGTCTGTTCGTTCGTCAACTCCTGAAGTATGTCGTGAAAAGCTAAAGAAATCGTTTAAGGTTATTATGAACGAAGGCGAGTCGGCCATGCAGGACTTTATTGAAGAGTTCCGTCAAGAGTTCAGAAAGTTACCACCTGAAGATATTGGTCGCAACTCAGGCACTGATAACATCGGTAAGTATATTGTTAAAGGTACCTACAAGAAAGGTTGTCCAATGCATGTACGCGGATGTATTCTATATAACAATCATCTAAAACAACTCAAGTTAAACAAAAGGTATGAAGTAATTGAAGGTGGCGGAAAGATCAAGTTTGTCTACCTTAAAGTACCAAATCCGATTAAAGAAAACATTATTTCGTTTCCAGGCGTATTACCCCCTGAATTTGAGTTGACAAATTACATTGACTATGATAAACAGTTTGAGAAGGTATTCCTAAACCCAATAGAAGCAATCCTTGAAGCTATTGGGTGGTCTGCCGAAAAGATTAACACACTTGAAGATTTCTTTGCATAGGAGAACACTATGGCACCGAACCACAAATTAGCAACGCTTGAAGCATCATGGCGTTATCAGAACACTGTTGTTGAATGCCTTGAGGCTGAAAATGCACCAGACAAATATGTTCAAAAAGCTAAGAAAGAAAGACTACGTATTAAAGACAAGATCGCAATTTTAAAAAGTGAAGGACTAAAAGATAATGACTGATATGGCAAACGATATGAATACAATGCATGATAAATTTGGAGTACATGATTGGTTTCAAAAAAATCGTGGTGACAAAGATCTGATGAGCAAATATCTGATGTTTCGGATGCTTATGATTGGCGAAGAATACCAAGAAACATTATCGGCTATTAATAATTCAGATGCCGAAGAAGTTGTCGATGGCTTGATTGATATGTGTGTATTCGCGTTAGGTACACTTGATGTATTTGGCGTTGACGCTAATAAAGCATGGAATGCTATTTACGAAGCTAATATGGCAAAGGAACCTGGTGTAAAACCTGGACGTCCTAATCGTTTTGGTTTGCCTGATTTGTTAAAACCATCGGGTTGGACACCGCCTTCACACGAAGGTAATCACGGCGATTTAAATAAAGCTTTGTAAAATAAATTACATAAATATTGAATGTTACCGTTAACATAGCACATGGCGGGTACCACTAAAACATAAATAATATTACGTTGTTTATAGAGGAGGTCCCACCATGTGCAGTCCATTTGTACGTAAAGAAGCCAACCGTTTGAATTGGATGATAAAAGGAAAACTGATTGATGTTTCCTGGTCTGACATAGAAGTTGAAAAAACCTACGATTCATATTTTAAAAGACTTTGGGGAAATAACGAAAGTTATATCCATGAAGACGGATTTGAACGAGCATGGAAGCAAAGAGAAGCTGAAATGTTTAACGAAGAAATCAAAAAAGTTGCAGTACTTGGTGGGCATTACGACTAGTCTTTATAAATAGACTAAACAGACCAGCATGAGGCATTATTATGAGCACTATTCCAACTCAAAACAAACTTTGGTATATTGAATATCCAGTTAAAATTGATGGAGTAACTGATAGTCAAGTACAAGAGTGGGCACAACACTGCGCTCTTTATGCAGCAATCAATACAGAAACAACCGATGAAGACGGATACCCAATATATGAGTTCCAATCATATAATGTAGCTGTTTTGCTTGGGTGTATTAATCGTATGCTAGCACCTGAAGGCTTAACGTACACTCAAGATAATTTATCTTTTAGAATGATTGATTTGAACACACCTCCTCCGGTGGTTATCTTACCTGCCAATTTGCACGGCGGAATTACATTTGACGAAGACAATGAAACAATAACCGTAAACTGCACTGGGCAAGTAATTCCTTATGGAACTGATGCAAGAATGAAAACTGGAGTTCTTTGGGCAAACACGGTATTTGATGAAATGCCGGAAATAGGTAATCCTCCACTTCCTGAAACATTGTGAAATTAACTATTGACATTTGGTATAGAATCAGTTATATTAGAATCAACAAATAAAGGAATATACCAAATGTCTACAGAATTACGCAATGTGCCGAACTTAAACACAACAACTGAATTAACTCAAACTGCGACAGAGCAGGCTGTACGCCGGGCAATTGCGGCGCGATTGGCTTCTGAGTTGATGTCGAAGTTGGAATTTGAAACAGTATAATTTAATTTGGTTTTAAATCAAATTGTCTATTGACATTTGGTTCTAAATAGGTTATATTGATTCTATAAGGTAAAACAAAAGGAATCAATCTTATGAAATACGCAATTTACCAAATCCGTCTTACTGAAGCTCAAATTGATCTTATCAATGAAACTCAGAGCTTTGAGTCAGTTCCTGCTAAAAAAGCAAAAATTGACATGGACATGGATTTTGCAGGTCATAAGATCGGTGGATTGGCATACGATGCTTTCGTAGAAAACAACTTTTACACTCACGTTGCTAATATTGAAGCTGCTTCAGTAAATGAAGTATTTCATATCGGTAACATGGGACCTGAAGAAAACATTGAGCGTTTGGCTCAAATGCATTCTATTTCAGTTGGCGATGTTCTCGTTGACGAAGAAGGTCAATGTATTGTAGTTGCGCCAATCGGCTTTGTTGCTTTTTCGCATGACTGGCGTCTTGCAGCCTAATAGGCAAATCCCAAAGCGATCACGCTGCCTAACTATCGCTGAGTCAGACTCGGATAAACAATGGGTGTCACAAAAGAGAGAAAACCTTCGGGTTTTAGGAGGGACTTAGGTCCCTCTTTTTTTCTAAACTTTTACAGTACTGTTACAAAACTAACATATTTCCATGATAAATATTTTAAGGCAAAGTGGTAAAGACTTTGTCTTTTTTATGTGAGCGACGGGGTAAAGCCGTCAAGCAAAAGGAGAACTAAATGGAACTACTCACAATGTGGAGTCTTATCGGATTCCTGCTTGCTGCATACGCAGTAATCGCCAACGATTCAGTACAAACTCTCGGTACTTGGATGGCGTCAAACAATGAGAGATTTAACTTTAAAGTACTATGGGCCGCAGCTTCTGCGGTTTTGTTATATACACTCTGGTATGGGTGGTATATGAACGGCGGTGATATATCCTATGGCCGTTTGAATAAGATCCCATTTCAAGATGTACAATGGTATCACGCTGCAGCACCTGCTATTCTTGTAGCGTTAACACGAATGGGTGTACCGGTTTCAACATCATTCCTAGTATTATCAGTATTTGCTTCAACCTTTGTGTTGGAAAAGATGCTTATGAAATCTATTATGGGTTATGGTGTAGCCGCGGCGTTTGCTTATGCAGTATGGTTTGCTATCCATAAGTACTTTGG